CTGCGAGAAGGTTCAAGGCGATACTGGCTCTCTTTTAACAGGTATCTCTACTTCCAATAGTCCAATTTCATTAACAATGAACATCGGAACTGCTACACCAAACGCCTGCACCGTTTATTTATTAGTTATTTTCGATTGCTTAATCGAAGTGGACACCGTAATGCGTTCCGCCTCCGTTAAAATCTAAATAATACATTAACAAACAAAAAATGACATAAATATAACACAAATAAAATAATATAAACATGTCTCATAATTATATTATTTACAAAATCCAATGTCTTACTGATATTAGCGGTGCGTTGTTGTATGTGGGGTCAACAAGAAATTTCCGGCAAAGAAAATGCAATCACAAATCCCATTGCAACAATATCAATGCACAAGAATACAATTTTCCTGTATATCAGATGATTCGTGCAAATGGTGGATGGGATAACTGGGAAATGGTTCCAATCGAAGAATTAAATGGTACCAAAATCCAAGCCTCTATTAGGGAACAGCACTGGATTGAGGAGTATAGAAATACGGTCAATGAGCGAAGGTCATATCGGTCAGAGGAGTATAAAAAAGCATACTATCAGAATAATATGCGTGAATACCAACGCAGAAAGAGAAGCCAAGCCAATCATATAGAACCCAATGATTTCAATCAAGGAGAATCCCAGTCCGAAGATGTGCCGGATGGAGACCAACTGTGATGACAAATTGCATCCGAAATTAGACGAATACGAATTAACAAAATTTCTGAATAGGCACTCTACCAATCTGGTAGTGGGGCGACCAGGTTCGGGCAAGTCCTCATTCATCTTTTCACTATTTAAGTCTGTATTACGAAAGACATATCACCATATTTATTATTTTTGCCCAAAGAAGAGTATGGATTCTGTGAAAGCCAATATTTTCGAGAAACTCCCTGATAATCAAATCTACCACGAATTGACCTATGAGAACCTATCCGAGGTTTTAGATATAATTCAATCCGCCCCCAAAACAGAAAACAACTGTCTGATTCTCGACGACATGGGAGCCTACCTCAAGCAACCCGAAACCAAACAATTATTTCGTATGATTTTAATGAATAAACGTCACCTTTCTCTTTCCTTATTTGTATTGCAACAAACCTATATGAGCATTGAAAAAGACCTCCGTAAGCTCTTTGATTCGTTCTTTATTTACAAAGTCAATAAAAACGAACTACAACAAATATTTGATGAAATTGTGGAATCCCATAAAGATAAGGTAGGGGAAATAGCAAAAATCGTGTATGATAAACCATACCAATTTCTTTTCATTCATCCTGATACACAAAGGATGTTTCGATCATGGGATGAACTCATTTTTTCTGAATAAAAACCCATTAGTATATATAACACAAAATATAATGGGATTCTTCTCTTCATTCACTCGTGGAGCAAATAAATTCTTCAAAAAGGGAACTATCGGAAAAACCAAGATATTCGGGAAAGGTTCAGTCCTTTCCAAGGGATTAGGAGATGTATCCAAGGGCATTGGAAAAGCAGGGTCGGTATTGGGAAGCGTAGGCAAGGTTGCCAGTTCAGTGATTTCTAATCCAATCACACAGGGGGCTTTAGGCGCAATTGCCCCCGAGTTATTAGTGGGAGCGGATGCTTTAACCGCAGGTCTTCAAACAGGTTCAAAGGCATTGAAACAGGGGTCTCAATTAACAAAACAATCAACCTATCGAGGCAATCCAAGTCAAGTAGCAAACAACATATTAGAACGTGCATCAGGAGTCGCAAATACCGCATCTGGAACAACCACCGTAGATGGCCAGAGTTATAAAATGATGTAGATAATATATATACAAAAAAATGTCATTCACAATTTTTTGTAATTCCATCAATGGAACAAGAGTAGTCAATACAACCAACAACCAAGTAAATTACCAATTCGATTTCGCCGTAGCCACACAACATAAAGGTAAATTCAAATTAGGATATTCATTCCTTTCCCAAGGTGGAATGACATTGACTTCCACCGATGTTTTATTCGTCAATACCAATATCCCCATGTCTATGGAAAATTATTCTGCAACTTCGACCACACAAGCCTCCAAATCCCAGACATTAGGATTTATTAATAACGACCGCACAAATTCAGCGGGAACGGATTGCTACTACTACAAGAATTTCACCGATACGAGTCCTATCATCATTAATCAAGTTCCATCTGGTTTCCAGACTTTTACCGTATCTCTTTTTAACGCTATTACAGGCGATTTAGACACGAAAATACTCACAAATCAATACAGTCTTATTTTAAATTTTGAGGCTATATAGTATAAGATGGCTTTCAATTTATTAATTGATAGTAAAAAAAATAATTCGATTCAAGAACCGAACCCATTAATTATCGACCCTTCATTGAATTTTTTCTATACCTTTAATAATAGTGATTTATCTGGGAATGTTTTACAAAATCAAGGTATTTCACAAGAATATGATTTACAGATAAATTCAGGAGTAGTTAATGGGACTTTTAATGGTTCAGCATTAGCTTCAACTATACAAACCGCTTCCATAACTTTGCCTACAATTTATAGTATTGGATTATGGGTATATTTCAATAATGCGACAGACCAAATTCCGTTTGGGTTTTTTAATACTGAAAGTTATTTAAATGGCGTTAGTATGTTTTATAGAGGAAGCACCACCAATTTTAGTTTTAATGATAGTTCAGCAACAAATCCTAATGGATTAAATAATATTGTGACGACTATTCCTATTCAAACTTGGACGCATATAGTTTGGGTAAATCGTGGAACGGAATGGTTATGCTATAAAAATGCGGTATTAGTTACTACTCTTACAGGAAAAGTAAGTAATAGTTTGGTTGTAAAAAATTTCAACTACATAGGAAGAGGAATAACCACTCAACCATTAAATATGAACGGACAATTAGACGGCTTTTTTGTGTATCAGGGAGATTTATCAGCATCACAAATATTAGAAATCTATGAAAAGGGACAAAAACCAGTCCAAACCAATTTTTACTACACCATTCCGATTCAGCCTTATACCTACACATACGCCAATAATTTATTGAGTTATTATTTTGATTTTTCTGCCCGACCACCGCATCCCTATGGGGGAAATAGATACAAGGTATATTCCAGTTTTATCTCCTATGGAACACCAACCAATGTATTGAGGACAAATCAAATGTCTTATTACGTCATAGACGGATTAGGGTATGTCAATACTCGAATCGGTAGGGGAGGTAATCCAAACTTCCAAATGAAAACCAATAATTTGATAAAAAATATAACCTTGAAAAGGAGCGTGAATTTTGTAGGAGCGTCACAATTTAACCAAAAATGGATTGATTTAGACCCTATGATGCCTATGGTAATTGAAAATATCAATGATACAGGGGTATTGACAGTAGAAATAAGATTAATACATAACAATAATTTATCCTCTAATGTGATTACTTGGGGAGCACAAGCCTTTGATTATCTGATACAGTTATTATTCGAACCTATCGAAGATTAAAATAGAGACATATTGTATAAAAGAATAATACAATATGAGCAATCAAGCAGGATTACAATTGTATCAACAATCGATGAATGGGCTATTAACTATTGATAATGCCGATTCTATTACCGTATTTGAACTCGATGCAGAAATAATAAATACCGATGATCTAACCGTGAATAATCTTTTAACCGTTCCAAATATTTCTAATACAACCATAGGGACGATTACGCAGACGGGGACTAATATTATTACACAGACAGGCACAGGAAAAAACATATTAAAAAATACAGATATTTCAGGGAATCTTTATGTAAGTAATAATGTGGATATTTCAGGTAATTTGACTTTATCAGGTTCATTAACATATGATATATTAGATATAGATTGTGAAAATTTAATCGTTCAAAATGATGCGTATATTGTAGGGAATTTACAAGTCAATAATGTCTTACAAATTTTTGATGGAACTGGAAGTATTGTAGGTGTATCTCAACCTAATAATACAAAACACCAATTATTACCAGGAACATCATTTACCGTAAAAGCAGGTTATAATATTGATTTCACCATTACAATCGTATGCCCTATTGCTTTTCAACATGAGGGAGTAAATAACGGAGGTGTAAATGATTCATTAACCAAATTAAATTCACGCACAACAAGTATTAAAAAAAATGGAGTGTTTCTACAAAATGCGGATACAAGTAGTCAAAATAACGCCATCCCTACACCAAGTCATCGATTTACTTTTGGTAGTAATGGTAATTTTAATTATAATAAATATTTTACAACACTCACAAACACCTTTACAATCAATCATATTGGAAGTTCCACCGATACGTTATACGAAGTATTCTATACATTTAGTTGGACTACAACTCAAATTTCAGTAACAAATACATCAATAGGTTTTTATTTGAATACAACCACAACCTTTTTCACAGAAACAGGAGTAACAACAGGCACTACACCAGCATTAGGAACATTTGATTATGCGAATAATTGGACTGCCCCGTCTTTTAATGTAGTTTATAATTCGTATAGCCCTTTATTCACACCAAATACGAATTTATTTGAAAATGTATATCAAATAACATGCGACCAAATAAATACTAATAATTTAATAGCGAATGATTCATCTACCAATAATTTATATGTAGATAATGCGTATGTAAATGAATTATTAGATGTAGATAATGTTTCTGTTTTCAACCCAAACCTACAATTACAAGAATTTATTTCTGATGAAACGATAATAACTACAAGCTTATTCGTGGGGACACCAACCACTATTTATAGTTTTGAGGTGTTTGGGAATAAAAAACCTATCACATTTGATATAACTTATTCTTGTCCATTAGCGATATCAGAAAATAATACAACAGCAGCATTTATATCAGGTGCTTCCTCAACAATAAATAGTGCTACATTAACCCTATTTAGAAATGGTGTATTGATTTCAACCACGACAGGAACAGAATATAGTGGTTCTTTTCCCAGTTATGATATTGGAGCAGGAGCGTTCAATTATAAGCAGTTCTGTAATATTATTTATGGAACTATTACTGGAATTACAGATACATCTTCAGTAGATACACCGAGTTTGTATCAATTGAAAATGGCTATAAACAATACAAGATTAAGAACGAGTGGTGGAACTTATGGATACGAGGCAAACACATTAACTACTGGTATTACAAAATCGGCAAATGTCACGAACAATAATACATTTCCATTCTATTCAGCAGGGGCTTATACAATAAGCAGAGATAATCAAACTCCTATTTATTCTACAGATACAGGAACACTCACGAACGCAACATTAATTAATAATACTTTTTACAATAAAGCGGAATTTTATAATTTAAATTTTGTTTCAAGTGCTACATTCACGCTTCAAACCACTAATTCTTATTATCTAATTAGTAGAAATGGAAACACCCAAATCAACCTTCCTTTTTTGAATAATAAATATAGAGGTTTTACAGTTTGGTTACGCAAAGCAGTTCCATCAATTAATAGTAATCATATTACGTTAAATGCTTCCGTAAATGGAGTAACTTATTATGAAAATAATATGACTGCTATAACCACAAGTAAGCAATATAATACCGAGGTTGCTTTTAATTTAATATACGCAGGAGACGGGAATTGGTATTCTTTAAATCACCATTAAATATATAATATGTTGAGTGAGATGTTTTGGACACTTGTTTTAACGAGTGGGATTGCCTTTGTATTAGCCGTAATAAAAATTATTTCGAAAAGTCGTTGTGACTCTATTAAATGTTGTGGGTGTAGTATTCATAGAAATGTATTTTTAGAGTCAGAAGAGGCACATATGCCAGAAACTAAAGACAATATATAGAACAATGTTTTTTTTTAAGAATCCCAACCAGGCCAGATTTATGCGAAACGGAGGAAAAATGATGATTGGCGGGGACAGTATCAAGCCTATGTAATAAAATTGAAATCAAAATAATAATTTATTTTGATATTACCAATAAGGTAATGTCAAATTTTAGTGATACGGTGATTTATAAGATTGTTTGTTTAGACCCTACAATTACAGATGTGTATGTGGGAAGCACGACGGAATTTAATGAAAGGAAACGAAGCCATAAATACAATTGTTGTAATGAAAATAGTAATAGGTATAGTTTAAAAATTTATGAAACAATAAGGGCTAATGGGGGGATAGATAATTGGGAAATGATTGAAATCGAATCGTATCCGTGTGAAAATGACGAACAAAAACGGGAACGGGAACGGTATTGGTATAATGTATTAAAACCAAGTTTGAATATGTATCTTCCTTTACTCACAGAAGAAGAAAAAAAAGAATACAAAAAAGAATACCACAAAACAGAGAAATATAAAGAATACAACAAAACAGAAAAAATAAAGGAATGGCATAATAAATACAACAAAGAATATCACGAAAAAAATAAAGAAAAAGATAGAGAATATCGTGAAAAAAGAAAAGAAATTAAAAGAGAATATGATAAAGAATACCACAAAAAAAAGAAAGCATTAACTCCATAGAATTTTATCCGCAAAATAGCCATTAGAACCTATGATATCTCTATCATTTTTATGCCGTATTCTATAGAGTCTTCTTCTTTCATCCGCTAAATTTTTATCAATCTTTTTATATTTTTCATAGTCCATATACCCTGTAGCCCCTACAGACGCTATTTTTTTATTATCCTTGAATACATCAATCTTTTTCTTGGGATTCGTGGAAGGCTTTATTTCGACCCCAATTTTTTTCGCATTTTTTTTCTGGTTCGGTTCAATCTGATACATTATATTATGTATTCACATATTATAATGAAAATAGCTATTCCAAGTTATAAAAGAGCCACAGAAATATTGACAATCAATACATTGATAAAATACAATGTCCCATTATCTTGTATTTACTTATTCGTTGCAGATGAAACTGAAAAATCTTTGTATTCAGAAAACATTTCAAATGAAATACAGATAATCGTGGGTGTGGTCGGTATCAGTGCAATCCGGAATTTCATCACTGATTATTTTGATGAGGGCAAAATAATTATCTGTATGGACGATGACATAAAAGATTTTATTGTATTAGAAAAACCATTACTACAGGTGTTGGAAGAAAGTATAGCATATTTAGAGAAATCACCATACCAACTCATAGGGTTTCCACCGACAGCTAATCCCTTTTTTTTGCATAACGAAACTGGATACAAAGAAGGATTGTATTTCTGCGTCGGTGTATTCTTTATTGTGAAAAATGATAAATCATTCAAAGTGGAAAACAGATTGACAGATTTTCAAATCTCATTAATGTCTTATGAGAAATACGGAGCGGTGATCCGGTGTAGTGACATAATGTTTAAAACTAAATACTGGGGAAAGAATGGGTTGGAAGAGGAAAGGAAACGAATTGGTTATTACAAGTACTATTCAGATGTATGTAAAATACAATACAAATATTCTAAATATTTAACAGCCACAACCAAAAAGGTTTCATTGTATGATTATCCATTACCGTCTTTGCTTATGACAAAAACCCAAAAAGAAAATGTAATACAAAGAAATGTAATACAATTAGCCCCCATCAACCCTAAATTATTCGATTGTATTCTACATATGTTGAATTCTATTAGCTTGGATAAGAAACACGCCCATATACAGGGAATAAGCAACAGTGGAAGATATCGGAAGAATTTCGGGGAACACCGAAGTAATCTTTATGGATACATTGAAAACCGTGAAGGTATTCTGAAACAATACAATCATAAAGAAAAAATCGATTTATCACGTCATACAAAAAAGAGACCCGATATATGGGACGAGTTAAAACGTATCGGGGATATTATATGTCCCTTTCCTTATTCGTCGTGCTATATCTGTCAAAATACGGTTGCTGGGAAACATCGTGATAAATCTAATGTAGGTATGAGTTGTATTTTATCTATCGGAGATTACACTGGTTGCAATTTGGTGATTGAAAATAAAATATATGATGCCAGATACAAACCGATTGTATTCAATGGGAGTTTGATAGAACACTGGAACACCGATAATTTAGTGGGGGATAAATATAGTTTGATATTCTATAATATACTAAAAAATGAGTAAAAAAGTGAAAAAAAG